CAAGCTAGGAGAAAAGAGTATAAAATGGGAGTATCTCGGAAACAACTATAATAACGAGATAAATCGAATAACTTATGAGGAGGTTATTGATGATACAAGACCTGTACAAACAAAAAAGGTCCTTGGAGTTGAAGTGGCAACAGGAGCATCTAGATAATAATAGATATACTCTTGAAATGGTTAGAATTGATGACAAAGTAAAAAGAGTCATTACTGACATTAAGCTGGAAGAAGCAGCTATTGCTCACAGACAGAATACTGTCGAAGACGCAGCTCCACAAGTTTCTGTAGCTACTTAAGTACAAAGCTACATCGCTGAAATCGCACTTTCTTATAAGGCTCTCTTGCACTCTATTAAAAACTATTGTATATTTATCACACTATACATAATTAACTTGCATGGCGACGTGAAGTATAGCGCGTTACGGCCTAGAGACTCTATGCAAATAACTAGGAGAATATAATCATGGCAACAACATCGTTTCAAGGGATCATAAGATCATACGGCGGACAAGATAAATCATCAGGCGTTACACCGTCTAATGTATGTTTATCTGCAATAGTTTCATTTAACCCAGTAGGTGCTTCACCAGTAGCAGTTAGAGTTGGAACTTCAGCAACATCAGGTGAAATTTTTAAATTACCAAAAGGTGCTGTACCTACACAATTTATTAGTTTAGGTGGAGCAACAGGTGGTACTAACCCAACTGTTGATATTGGAACAGCAGCTGATCCAGATGGTTTTTTTAATGAACTAGATGCAGATCTTAAAGGTGCTTCTCAAACAGGAGCAGGCGCATTAGTAGTAGGAACAGGTGTTCCAGCTAATGTACAAGTTACTGCTAATCAAGGTAGTTCAGCAGCAACTGGCGGAACTGTAACAGGTACTTTTCACTACACTATGGTAGACAATGCTAGAGCAGGTGAATCACAACCTGAATTAACATAGTAATTAATTAAGTGTGGGCTTCGGCCCACACATAAAATTTAAAAGGAGAATATATATGTCAGGCGGCGGATCTTTTTCAAGCGACCAAACAACCTTAAACATGACTACTGTAGGAGCTGATACTCTTGCAAGAGCAGGTAGAGCTAGAATTACTTCAATACAAGGTGAAGGTATTGCGGGTTCTACTATAATTTTTTATGATTCTGCAGATGCAGCAGCACCAGGTAATGCTGTAGCAACTTACAATTATAATACAGAAGGTCTGGAAGTTTATGTTCCAGGTTCAGGTATTTTATTTAAAAATGGAATTGTTTATAATTTAGCTGGAGCAAACGGAAGCGTTACAGTAACTATTACCGGAGCGTAGGCTTACATGGCGACTATTACTTTTACAGTTACAGTTGCAACTGGCACTAATGCTTTTAGTGCGGGTGCTGATAAATTTTTTATTAACGGCAAAGTTAGTCCAGCTTTAGTCCTTCAAGAAGGTAACACTTACATTTTTGATCAATCTAATGGAACTAACGCAGGAAAAGTTTTAGCATTTTCAGCTAAAAAAGATGGTAATCTTCCAAATGCAGCAGCTCCATATACTACAGGTGTAACTACAAACGGCACAGCAGGACAAGCAGGGGCCAATACTACTATTGTAGTTGGACCAGTAAGAACTGTTGGCGCTCCTACATTATTTTATTTCTGTGCAGCGACTGCAGGAATGGGTAATATAGCAAATACTCTTTCACCTACATCAGGAACTTCAGAAAAATTTAATCCAGCAATTGATGATATTATTGAAGAAGCATTTGAAAGAACTAATATAAGAGGAACTAGAACAGGTTATCAATTAAAATCTGCAAGACGATCTTTAAATATTATGTTTAAAGAATGGGAGAACAGAGGTGTTCATTTATGGAAAGTAAAATTTGCAGAAATACCTTTAATAGAAGGTCAAGCTGAATACAGCTATGCAACTGATTCAATTAATTTTCCATCAGATTTAAGTCAAATTTTAGAAGCATTTTACAGAAATAATACAACAACAACTAATCCACAAGATACTGCTTTAACTCAAATTAGCAGATCGCAATATAGTGCAACACCTAATAAATTAACTAAAGGTACACCTTCACAATATTATATAGATAGAAAAATTGATCCTAGTATATTTTTATATACTACACCTAGTTCAAGTGTATCTAATACAACTACACCTAGTAGTCATCAGTTTTGTTTTTATTACATGGCACAAATTGATAATCCAGGATCATATACAAACACATCAGACGTAGTAGATAGATTTTATCCATGTATGATGTCAGGTCTTGCTTATTATTTAAGTATGAAATATTCACCTGCAAGAACACCAGAACTTCAAAGAATTTATGAAAGTGAATTTTTAAGAGCTTTAGATGCAGACAATCAAGGTACATCTACATTTATTTCACCACAAACTTTTTATGGTGATGGAGTAATGTCATAATGGGAGTTTTTGCAAGAGGTAAACAAGCGTTAGCAATTTCTGATAGATCAGGAATGAGATTTCCATATACAGAAATGGTTAGAGAATGGAATGGTTCTTTAGTTCACTATTCAGAGTATGAAGCAAAGCAACCACAACTTGAACCAGCACCTGTTGGATCAGATCCACAAGCTTTACAAAATCCAAGAGTACAAAGAGATTCTACACCTCAATTAATTTTATTATTAAATAACCCTTTTGAAATTATTGTTAATAGTGTTGATAACAAAACTTATGTAAATGTATATTCTTGGGACCATCAAAGAAAAGCAGGAAGTAAAGTTAGATTAAGAGGACCTGCACAAGTAACAACAGAAGGATCAGGTGGAGCAGATAAATTAAATTTACAACAGTTTGCAGCTATTCCAACTATTAGTGGTGTAAGTGATATTGATTCTGCAACAGGTTTTACAATTCAATTAGGAAAAATTGATAAAAATGGAAATGTAACTAATGATACTACTACTGATGTATTAACTAATCCTATTAGTTATTTTTATTTTCAAAGTGCAGACAACGCTACTTTACATGGAGTTAAGGGTGGTGAAGAAAATTGTTCAGCAGGACCTGTAACATTGGAGGCAATATAACATGGCATATACTTTAGCAAACTTACAATCAGATATTAGATCTTATACAGAAGTAGGATCAAGTGTATTAACTGATGCAATTTTAAATACTATTATTAAAAATTCAGAAAATGCAATTTTAAGATCGGTTCCAACTGATCAAAATGCAAACTATGCAACATCTAATTTAGTTTCAGGAAATAGATATGTAACTATTCCTGATGATTTAAGATCTATTAACTATGCTCAATTAACTGATACCAATGGTAATCAAGTATTTTTAGAACAAAGAGATCCTAGTTTTATGGCAGAATATTATTCTACACCTAGTACATCTGCTGTTGGAATACCTAAATATTATGGTAATTGGGATGAAGAATTTTGGGTAGTAGCACCTACTCCTGATACTGATTATGCTATAACTTTAGCTTATAATAAAGAACCTATTAGTATAACTAATGCAACACTACCCACTGGCAAACCAGCATCTACAAATGGAACTTATTTATCTAATAAATATCAAGATTTACTTTTGTATGGATCTTTGGTAAATGCATATGGGTACTTGAAAGGCCCGTCAGATATGATACAATATTACCAAGGGCTTTATCAAACTGCTCTTACAACGTATGCAACTGAACAAATTGGTTACAGACGCCGAGACGAATACGATGATGGTGAACTTCGTCAACAACTTAAATCAAAATCACCGTCAGCTTACGGAACACAAAATTAATTAAGGAGAAAATAAAAAATGGCAAACGTAGTACCTTATGCTTTTAAACAAGGAATATTAAAAGCACAACATGACTTCACAACGGTAGTAGCTAATCCTGGTGCAGGTGGAGCTGGACAAGGAACTAACGTTACTGGAGCTTACAAATTAGCACTCTATACTTACAATAGTAATACTCCACCTTTTACTGTTAGCTCAACTATATGGTCAGCTGTTGCAACTGAAGTAAACAATACTGCAGGCACAGCAAATTACACAGCAGGCGGTGCGGTTTTATCAACAGCAACTGTTGGTCAAACAGGAAACTTTACAACTGTCGATTGGGCTGATGCAACTTGGTCTTCTGCAACTATTTCTGCAGGCTTTGGTGTTTTATATAGATATGACACTAACGGAGCGAACATGTATCTTGTAGCAATTTTAGATTTTAATGGAGCAAAGTCTTCTACTAACGGAACTTTTCAAGTAGCGTTTCCAACAATCAATACTGGCGGCGATGCAATATTAAGTATAACTGGAAACCCGTAGGACTTATAGATGGCTATTGTTTTAGACAACAGAGTAAAACAAAATAGTACAACTAGTGGAACAGGCACTTTAGATTTAAATGCAACTGTACCAACTGGTTTTATTAGTTTTGCTTCAGGAATAGGAAATACTAATAAAACTTATTATACTATTCATGAACAAGGAACTAATCTTTTTGAAGTAGGTATTGGAACAGTTACAGACGCTGCAACAGACACACTTTCAAGAGATACAGTTTTAGATAATTCTTCCGGTAACACTAGTAAAATTACTTTTTCTGGTGGACAGTTAGATGTATTTTGTACACTACCTTCTAGTAAGGCAGTTTATTTAGATGAAAATGGGGATGCGGTCGGAGCTGCTGGTCCTGGTTTTGCAGTAGCAATGGCAATAGCTTTATAGTATAAAAAGGAAAAATTATGGCACAAAATTTTATATCATTTACAAGACAACTAGGAACAGGCACAACTGCTTTATGTGATACAGCAGCAGCTGGATTTGCAGATGCAGTTATTGGAATTAGAATTGCAAACATTTTAACAAATGCAATTACAGTTAATGTTTGGGTAGTACCAACTGGTACAGCAAACTTAAGATATATTGCAAAAGGTTTAAGTATACCACCAGCAAGTTCTGTAGAACTTGTACAAGGTGGAGCAAAATTTGTAATTAATCCAGGTGATGTTTTAAACGGTAATGCAAGTGAAGGAACAGCAGCTGATGTTATTACAAGTGTTGTTGATAAGATTAGTACGATACCAAGTTAAGGAGTTTAAAATATGAGCGATTATTACAATGAAGTATACATCGGTAATAAGCCTGGGGCAGAACAAATCTACACTCATGCTGAAGTTATCAATAATAAAGATATCGTAATTGAATCAGCGGTTCTCGCTGGTCCAGTAACTTTCCCACATACAATAACAGTAACAGGAACATTGGTAATAGTATAATGAGCAAAATAGAAGTAGATACAATTGATACACAAAGTAGTACTACCCTTCAAGTTGGAAGTACAAATACTGCGCTTATCAAAATTGGAACATCAGGCGATACGGTAGAGTATCCAGCCGGTACTACTTTTACTCAATCAGGTACACAGAATGTAACTGCAGGTGGAGTAATCAATGTCAAATCAGGTGGTAATATTACTATCGACTCTGGTGCAACAATTACAAACAATGGTACAGCTTCAGGATTTTCAGCTGACCTTACAAATTTAAACGCAACTAATTTAACAAGTGGAACTGTGCCAGATGCACGTTTTCCAGCAACTCTTCCAATAGCTAATGGATCAGCTTTAACAAATTTAAATGCAACAAATCTAGGAAGTGGGACCATACCAGACGCAAGATTTCCCGCTGCGCTTCCAGCGATTAGCGGTGCTGCCTTAACTAACTTGCCAGGTGGTGGATTAATATTTATTAAAAAAATTACTGCTTCTAGTGATGGTTCAATTAGTTTTCAAAATGGATCTGGTGGAGTTGTTATAGACGGTACTTACGATAACTATGTAATAAAATTTAACAATGTTAGACCTGCCGATCAAAACAAAAATTTAAATGCTCAAATTTATACAGGTGGTACAATTAGAACAAGTAATTATGGAACTACAACAGCAATATTTAATGGTGCACAAGGTGGCGTTTCTAATAATACAAGTTTTCAAGATTTTACTGATAATTGTGGTGCTTGGATAAATATAAACAATCAAACTGAAAAAGGATTATTTGGCGAAATATGTTTTAGCACACCAACAGATACTTCTCAATTTTTTACAGCAACTTATTCAGGTGGTACTGCTTATGATGGTGTTTATGGTAGAGTAAAATCTTATGTTGGAACAGGGGGATATAAAACTTCTGGTACTGCTATGGATGGAATAAAATTTTTCTTTAATAGTGGTAATATTGCGGAAGGAATTTTTACTTTATATGGGATGGTTAAATCATAATGACTAAAATAAATATTAACGGAATTCAAAGAGATATGACAGTAGCTGAACAAGCTGAATATGATGCTAAACAAACAGCGGCTGCTAATGCTTTACCTAGTAAACAATTAAAAGAAATTAAAAAAATTAGATTACAAAAATTACAAGAAACTGATTATCTTGCTAATAGTGACATGACTATGCCTAGTGATGTAGCTACTTGGCGACAAGCAATGAGAGATATTACAAATAATTATTCTGAATCTGATTATGAAGATTTATTAGATCATGACGGAACAAATTTTACACACGAGGTTTGGAGTAAATAATGAGTACAGTTAAAGTAAATAATATTAAAAAAAGAAACGGTTCTAGTATTACTATTGGTGAATCGGGAGATACGGTTACCGTAACTAGTGGAGCAACTTTAACAGCAACTACGGGTAATGGAATCGGTAACAACGCTTTAACAAATAATTCTATAACTGTTAACGGAGTAACGATTGCACTAGGTGCATCAGGAACTATTCCAGTTGTAGATACTTTTCCAACTATTACAGCAGCTACAACTATAGCTCCAGCAGGGGGCACTACAACACTCACAGGTACAAATTTTACAGCACAAGCAACTGTTGAACTTTTTTCTTCAACAGGTGTAATTACAGAAGCAAGTCAAGTAGCTTTTACTTCTTCAACATCTATAGCAGCTACTATCCCAGCAACAGCAGCAGGTAATTATTTTGTAAGAGTTATAAATAATGATGGTGGAGCCGGAACAAGTGGTACAGCTTTATTATTAATTTCAGATGGACCTAGTTGGCAAACAGCAATAGGTTCTGTTGGGTCAGCTAATGCGGGTGCCACATGGTCAAGTATTGTTTTAACAGCTACAGGAGATCTTCCTATGACTTACGCTGAAGCACCAGGAACGGCTAATGCATTAAGTGTAATGGGATTATCTTTAGCAAACTCTTCTAACACTGCAGTTTTAACTGGAACCGCTACAACTCCAGCTAGTACAACTACTTACAATTTTACAATCAGAGCCACAGACAACGATTCGCAATCGACAGATCGAACGTTTAATGTTACAATTAATGTAGGCTTAACAGGAGGAACACAGTTTAACTAATCATGGCATCAACTTATTTAAATAAAACATTTTCAACAACAGGGAACAGGCAAAAATTTACTTTGTCTATGTGGTTTAAAAGAGGAATTGTCCCAGCTGGTAATCAAGCAGGTACAGAAAGAACGCTGTTTAATGCTTATCAAGATAGTAGTAACCAAGATCAAATATGGTTACAAAGTAATGGTACTATAAATTATGTAAGAAATAATGCAAACGCAGTAACTCCTTCTCAAGTTCTTCGAGATCCAGCAGCATGGTATCATGTAGTTTTTGCAGGAGATACAACACAAGGCTCTAACGCGGATAGATTAAAAGTTTATATAAACGGTACTCAAGCACCTATTGGTCAACAAGACACAATAACTCAAGGTTCTAATTTTGGCGCTATTAATAATGCTCAACTATCTACTTTTGGTAGAAGAAACGGTAGTAATGATTGGTATTTTGATGGTTCAATGGCAAATGTAGAAATGGTAGATGGTCAACAATACGGACCAGAATATTTTGGATCTACAGATACTGCTACGGGTATATGGAAGCCTGGTGGATCAAGTGCAATTTCAGATTATGGTACAAATGGTTACAAATTAAAAATGGATACAACATCACCTGGCGCAGATACTTCAGGTAAAGGTAATACATTTACAGCATCAGGAACTCCTACTTTATTACAAGGAAGTCCTTCTAATAATTGGTGTACATTAAATCCTTTAGCAGTATTTTTAAATACTTCAGGTCATACATATTCAAATGGAAATAATACAGTAGCTACTAATGGCTCTGGAAATGACTCTAATCCAAGTTCAACAACACTTGGTATAACAACTGGTAAATGGTATTGGGAAACAAAATTTGTTTCTCTTGCATCAGGTACTGCCTATGCTCTTACTGGTATAATGGCTAAAGCTCCAACAACTGCTGGTAATTACTTGGGTGGTTATGATGATACATATGGATATGGTGGTTGGAATGGAACTGTTTATAATAATGGTGGTTCAACTGGAAATACTTCTGGTTTAGCAACATATACAACAGGTGATATTTTATCAATTGCTCTAGATGCAGATAACAATAGACTTTATTATTATAAAAATGGTGCAATACAAAATAGTGGTACTGGAATAGTAATACCAGACGCAGCAGATACAGAATTTGGTGCATGGTTTCCTGCAGTAGGTGATTGGGGTAATACAAGTCATGTATGGAGTTGCAATTTCGGCGAAGGATTTTTTGGTACAACTGCAGCAGGAACAGAAGCTGACGATAATGGTCAAGGATTGTTTGCTTATGACGTCCCGGCAGGTTATTATGCATTAAACACAAAAAATTTGGAGGCATACGGTTAATGGCTTATTCTACGATTCCCAAGGGAAGTTTATATATGAACACCAAGCTCTATACAGGTAATGGTTCAACAAATGCTATTACAGGTGTAGGTTTTCAACCAGATTGGTCATGGCTCAAGCGTAGAGATACTTCTGATAGTCATGCTTTGTATGATGCAGTTAGAGGTGTAACTAAAAGATTAGAAGCTAATACTACTGGTGCTGAAGCTACAAAATCAGCAGGATTAACTACATTTGGAACTGATGGATTTACTTTAGGAAATGATACACAAGCAAATGCAAATAGTGGAACTTACGCATCATGGAACTGGAAAGCAAATGGTGCAGGTTCAGCTAATACAGCAGGTTCTATAAACTCTACTGTTTCAGTTAATACAACAAGTGGTTTTAGTATTGTTTCATGGACAGGTAATGGTTCGCCATCAACAATAGGTCATGGACTTGGTGCTGCTCCAGAATTAATTATCTTAAAAAATAGAACTGGAGTTTATGGTTGGCAAACATATTGGAAAGTTTTAGGAAGTAATAAATATTTATCACTAAACAGCACAGATGCAGTAGTAACATCTACAGAATCTTGGAATAATACAGCTCCAACTTCTACTGTTTTTTCTGTTGATGGTGATTCAAATAATAATAATGCACAAAACATAATTGCATATTGTTTCAAAGAAAAAAAAGGATACTCAAAATTTGGAACCTACCAAGGCAATAATAATGCTGATGGAACATTTGTTTACACAGGATTTAAACCTGCTTGGCTTATGGTTTTTGCTTATCAAGCAGGTAATGAAAACTGGATAATGGTAGATAATAAAAGAGATGGATTTAATGTAGAAAATGAACAGTTATTTCCAAATACAAGTGGTGCTGAAGAATCAAATGATGAAGTAGATTTGTTATCAAATGGTTTTAAATTAAGGAGAGCCAATACAAGAATGAATGGTTCTATACCATACATCTACATGACATTTGCAGAAAATCCATTTGTTGCAACTTCAGGATCAAAAGGCGTACCGGTAACAGCGAGATAATTATGACAAGTATAGTAAAAGTAAATAATATACAAGACCAAGACGGTAATAACATTATCAAAGAAGATAGTAATGTTGTTACTATTGGAAAGACTAGTGATAGCGTTGTTAGTTCAGGTATAACTACAGTCAAGGGCGACGGTTCAAGTCAAGACGGAAAAATTATTCTCAACTGTTCACAGAATTCTCACGGAGTTGGTATACAAGCACCTCCACATTCAGCATCAGCTACATACACACTTGTCCTTCCAACTAGTGCCGGATCAAATGCACAAGTACTAACGACTAATGGTAGTGGTGTTTTAGCTTGGGCCAACGATCAAATCGTTACAGGTTTTCCAACTATTACATCATGTACACCAGGAACTATCTCACCTAGCACAGCAACATCAGTTGTTATTGCAGGTACAAATTTTTTAACAGGTTTAAATTTAGAA